GTGCGGTCTCGGCAATCGTCGAGACAGCAGAGGCAGCGGCAGCAATAAACGGTAGAGCAGCCATTACTGAATCCTCGAATACATCGCCATGTCTTGGCCCTGCGTCCCGAATGAACGCATCAAGCCCTCATATTCAAATCGGAGCATCTTTGCCCATCGATGTCCGGCATCGAATCGCGCATCGACATACGCCTCAATCCGCTTGTACGGGCGGGTGTTGAGGTAGTCATCAACGATCCGCGTCAGGCCGACCATCTTCGGGCCAGCATCCTTTGACAGCCACGCCCACGCGGCATATCGGTTTGTCCACATCTCTGCGACGCCTGCGCACATGATCGGCTTGTCGCCATCCAAAATCGTGTAGGCAGGGCCAGCGTCGATCAACTGCTCGCAGTATTCGTCATCGAACGTCAGCGGAGACATGATCTGCTGCGCGTCTTGCAGCACCATCGCTCGCAGATACTTGGCTTTGAATGAGACGACTTCCATTAGTCCTCCGTCTTCATTCTGGGGTACAGGGCAACCAAGGTCAGCGGCAGCGGCTGGTCAGCGACCACCCAAATGCGGCCATCCGTTTCGTATCCACCCGGATACGGTGTCTTGTCGGTGTCGCCAGTCAAAACAGGGGGAACCTCGTCCATGTAGTCTGACAGCGATCGATATAAAATGTAATCGGTCGATGACGCATCCGGGCCAACCTTGCCGCCGAGACTCGCGTAGAGGCGCAGCACGATCTGGTGAAACCGCTTGACCTTGCCCTGCGCCGTGCCATCCGTGGCACCAGACTCAATCCGTTGAGTGGCAATCGTGGACGTATACGGCTGGCCGATCTGCGCTCGAGCGGTCTTAACGGGGAACGTTATAGAGCCATTGGTCACCGTCAGGTTTTCAATCTCCGCGCCGTCAGCCAGAGCAGAGACGGTCGTGCCCTCGAGGTGCCACAAGCCAGAAATAGTCGTCGACGTCAGCCGCCAGCCATTGACCGGCAACTCATTCAGATTTGGAAACGGAGCGAGGATCGTGCAAAGCACCTGCTCTTCGCTGACGTAAGAGGTAATCAGCGCGCGACCCGTCAGCCATTGCTGGGCGGTCTCGTCAAAGTAACGCACACGAATCTCGCGGCCTACGTCACCAGCCGTGAATACGTCATCGTTCATCGCCAGCAGTTCGTCGGCCTCGGTCGTGATGTAGTCGAGACCATCTTCCGTGATCAGTTCAAAAACTGATGTCACCGTGAACGTGACGTTAGTCGACCCGCGCACGTTTGCGCCCGTACCGGGCTGGATGGATTCGCTCACCTTGCCGTCAAACTCGAGCGATGAGTCGAGGAACACGGCGCCCTCGATGTCATCGTCCTGCTCAAACGCTTCGGCAAAGTATTCGACAAAACGCCGGGTCGATCCGTTGACCGACTTGTTGGCAATGATCCAAACGTCGTTGACGTCAGCATCTGGGCTGGTAATGACCTGCACAGACTCTGCCTTGGCAGATGTTCCGCCGAGCGGGTGCCGGTGCCAACCATAGACGTTCTGCTCTCGGTCATACGTCATGCCGAGCAATCGACCATTCGACAGAATGATCCAGATGATATTGTCCGGCTCCTTCTGGTACGCCATCTCGACGATGCCAGACTGGGTGATCTCGGGGTACAGCACGTTCATGTCGCGCGGAACCCACGAATCCGATTGAATGTCGAACCGCAGCTCAATGACACGACGGCCACCGATACGGATGAACAGCACCGAATCCTCAACCAGCACCGGCTCTAGCTCTCTCGAGCCTTCAGCCGATTGGATCTCGTACTTGACGTTCTCTGGCCCCAGCACTTGGTTCGGCGTGATCTCTTGCACCGCGATCTCGGAGCCAGCGGTACCGATGAGCAGCACATCCGATGCCGTCATCCAACGGATCTTGTCGACCGTGCCGACCGATATGGTCAGCGAGATGGAGTTATCCGCGAGGATCTCGCCCAAGGTATCTGGGCTCATCGAGGAATAGTCGCCAGCCACAGACGCATAGATCTGCTGGTTGCCAGCCCACCACAGCCGATCGCGCCAGAAGGCTACCTTGTACGGGAACGCAGCGCCTGTCGCCGTACCCCATGCGCCGATGCGGTACCGGCAATTGTCACCGGCAACGACCTCGGCAGGCGCAATGCCCGGGCCGATAATGTCGCAGGTCGCCGTCTGCGCGTCCGTAATCGCCGTAATCTTGACGATCACATAGCCCGGGTGCAGATACTGCCAAGTCACCGCACCGTCAGACTCTGTGCCCTCTTCGTGTATAGGGCGCACAGAGCCCGTTGTAGCGGTGTTCTGCGCTTCGTAATACTTGCCATCAGACTTGCGCAGATTCGTCGCTGTGATGCTCTTATTCGTCTCCCACGGCACCGTCGTGATATTGGTCGGCTCCAGCCGGAACAGCATCCCAACGTGTTCGTTCTCGAAAATGTTCGTCGCGGAAACAAGCGAGACGCCGGTACCCGTTGAGGCACCGAGCGTGAAGTTCTTGGTGTCGAGCGGTTCGGTCTGGAACGGGCCGTCAGTCGGCGAGTACGTTGCAAACGCCCAGCTCGTATTGCCGCTACGGGTTAACGTGCGCGGCGCGTAGCCCTCACAGCCGATATACAGGACATCGCCCGACTGGACGATCGAAAGGGCGCAGCCGCCCTCTGGGTTCGTCAGATCGGCTTCCGTGTACGGAGAGGCAATCTCGTAGACCTTTTGCATATCGCCGTTGAAGACGTATGCGCTATACCCGGTCGTGTTGATTGCGTTACCAAACCAGTCCTTTAGCTCGAACGTATTCGCGCCAGCATTGACGTTCGACACCTGCACATAGCGGTTATTGATCTGCGTCATGCCCTCGACGCCGGTCACATAGAACCATTCGCCGTTAGCAGGGTCGGTGCCGGTGTAAGTCAGTACGCCCGGGTTCGCTTGCGTGATGTTGGTGATGTCAAGTATGTCGCCGAGTACCACACCTCGATCGGTGTAGAAGCGCACATACTGGTCGCCAAACTCGAGCACATAGGCCTGATCGAACGAGAACTCAAAGCGCTTCAGATATGAGCGCTTGTCCTGATACTTGGTCGGCAACACAAACCGCGTACCCGGCATTCGCTTGGCTGGGCCTTGCACGGTCGGTACGAACCGCTCCATCTTGTAGCAGGAGCTGCTGTACTTCTCAAAGTCGACGCGACCGGATAGGAGAGGGCCGACCTCGCCGCCGTTGAAGTTAGAGATCGCGGGCGAGCTTTTCGCCATGTCTTAAAGCCTCGCCAAGATCCAAGTCTGGTCGGCAAGCGACTCCGGTGGATTCTCGATTGCGTTTGCGATGACGGCATCCTTAATCGCATTGCGATAGTCCTGATATGCCATCTGCTTCTGCTCTGCACTTGCGGTCAACGGTTCGGCGACAAGGTACGCAAGATATGCGGAGAATGCCATGTCAAACGCCGTATCGAACTGCACCGGATCGGTCACTCGAGACAGGTATCGCAGCTTCAGCGGGCCAGCCTGATTCGAGAGGATGTACTTGCCCTCGAGCACATATTCCTGCCCGCCAGTTGAGATCAGATCCGAGAGATCCGGCGAGGGATACCATTGCCCGACTTGCAAGATGCGCAGGCAGTCTGTCGGAATCTGGTACTGATACGACCAATCCCAGAGCGGGGTGCTGGAATCAGCGGCAAGGTTCGCCCGCTTGATGCAGAACCGCCAAGAGAAACGACGCTGGAGATAGTCCCGCGTCATATCAAACACGGCATTCACCTCGCGCGCAGGCTTGGTGTTATCCGTGAGATTCAAAATGCGCAAATCCCCGAGCTTCGTCAGCGCGAGGTTTGCGATTGCTACATTGCTAGCGGCCATCGGGAAACCCCGAGACCGTTAAGCCGGAGGCCAAGTATCTTGAGCGATGGCTTCCTTGATCGAGTCAAGAGCCAGCAAAACCTCGAGCTTACTCATGCCGATAAGGTCGACTCGCACTTCGACGTCCGTAGTCGCCGTAGAGGAGCTTCCCTCTGTGACGTTACGAACGCCCTGCTCGCCGCGGTCAATGCCGTAAAAACGATCTGCCATGTCTGTTCTCCGTTAAGAGAGGGGCGAGCCAGTTACCCAGCCCGCCCCGCTTTATTACGCCGCGTAACGACCGATGAGCTTCACCGTGCCGGTCGCGTCAGCGTCGGCGGTCAGCGTGAAGGCCACATCGTAGAACACCGACGGGTCGCTGGTAAGACCGAGGGCGTCCCACAGCTCCTTGCCGGAGTTCGCAATCGTGAACACCGCAGCTTCGTGCAGAACATCTACGCCGTTGAGCGCACCGTCCTTGAGGGACAGGGCCGAGGCAAAGAAGTCAGCATCCTGCACAGCGCCGCCATCCTTGGCGGTGCGGTACAAGCCGATGTCAGCGATCGTCGTCGTGCCGATGTCCGGCGAATAGATGCGCAGATCCGTCACGACCGCATTCGAGGGAACGCGGAACATACGGTAGGTTGAGCCCGTGTTATCACCAGAGGTGATAGCGGCGGTCGCAACCTCGATACGCTCGAAGCCACCATCAACCCGGGGGTTGTTGAGGACTGCGGGCAAAGCGTCTGCATTGGTAACAAGGGTTGATTTAACTGCTACAACTGCCATTTTCCTTTACTCCCTTATTCCGCGCAGAGGATGTCAACGATCTTCTTCTCTTCCGTGCGCGTGGCACCGAAGGTACCCATCAGATAGATCTGATACGGGTGCGAAGACAGATCACGACGCTGCGTGATGTCAGACATGATGTCATTCCACATACCCAAGTGAACGCCCGAGGGCACCCACACAGGGCAGCGACGATGGCTCGAGCTCGTCGGCAGACGCTCGGTGTGGATGAAGTTGATGCCCAAGAACTGCATCACCTTGCCATCCTTCATCACCGGAGTGTCGCTGTTGAAGTCGCTCGAGACCACTTGGATCTGGCCCAAGAGGTCGTCGTGCTGCTCGGCAGAGATGGCGCAATACACCGGCTCCGCGTCGAGATCGACTTCGTTCTCCATCAGGATGCGACGCGCTTCACGCAGCTTGTCGACCGTGAGGCCCACGTTGCCAGAGGCAGCGTAGTTCACAGCAACGCGCTGGTTCGACGTATCGAAGCCCGTGGTCGTGCCACCAGCCTCGCCCGTCTTGTTGTCGCCGAGCATACCGCTGATGATCACATCGTCCATCGCACGGCCCATCGCGTACAGACCGTTCTGCGCGTAGGCAGACTGCGGGTCAGCGAGGAGACGAAGCTTGTCGAAATTGTCGATCAGGTCGGCCCAGTCAAAATCCTCGGGGAACACCCAACGACGGTTGTTCGGGGTGTTGACCGGGACGATCGGCTGGTAGCGGGTCGAAACCGCGCGCGCAGCGGTAGCACCGTACTGCGTGACGACTTCAGACGCCTTGCCCTTGTACGAACCAGTCTGCACAGAGGTGCGCAGCTTGGAGCCCTTTTGCTGCAAAAGCAGCGAGATGTTAGTGCCGTACTGTACGGCATAAACTGATGCAATATTATCGGCCATGATAGCCCTCCAAAAAAACTAAATATGTAGTGTTTCTCGGATAGCTTGTCCGTTGCCGGGGCCAAATCCTTGCGGGTTACGCTCCCGCCATTCGTTCGTCTTTCCGACTGTCAGCGGGGTCTTGCGACTTGCCCGATCCTAAAAAAGAGACCCGAGATCTCTCCCGGGTCTCAACGCCTTTCGGCTCTCTAGGAGATACGCACGAATGATACACACGCGCGTACCACACTAGCAACTACTCTGTAAACAGCTCTGGGTTCGCCATACGCTGCAATCGCATCATCTCCTCGATCGCACCCTGCCGAACCTTTTCGTCGCGGTTCATGTAACGGCCCATGAACTCTTGATCGGCGAACATTCCAGCGATCTTGTTCTTGGCTGCCTGCGGGGTGAGCGCACCGCCAGTCGTCCCTTCGGCGGCCACGAACGTGCCTTCCGCGAACGACGCACCGATGGAATGGAAGAGCTTCAGCATCGGCCCGGTGCCGATCGCTTCCTCGAGCCGCTCGAGTGAGTCGGCGTCGATACCGGCGTCTGCACCAAACTTCGCCACAGCCCGCTTGGCAAGCTCGATGTTCTGGTCAGCCGCGGCACCCCACTCCCGGCGCAGGGCGGTGAACTCTTCCTCGGACTTGTTCAAGAACGACTCGCGCTCCATCTCTATCCGCTTGCCGGACGTCTCATTCCACCACTCGGCGAGCCCTTTGGCTTGCTTGCTTGTCAACCCAAGCTCATGCAGGACGGGAGAGACCGCCTGCGCGAACGAGCCATCGTCCCCTTCTGGTACTGGCAACTCGTACTTATCGGCGCTCTCCGGGCGTCCTAGGCGGTTATAGACGGCACTCCACCCCTCGGCGTCATCATCTGACTTCGGGGCGAGAATGGTACGTCCAGCCTTATCAGCGCCGAATACCTTCTCGAGGTTCTGGTAGGAGAGCAGCGCGTCGGCTGGCCCTTTCCATCCCTTGGCCTTGACTAGCTCGCCTAGTTGACTAGCCGTACCTTGGTCGATCCCTTCCGGCGCGTACCACGCGGGAGCCGCTGCCGGAGCAGTCGGGTTGCCTGCTGGTGCAGACCCTTGATCGTCACTCATCGATGAATTCCTCTTGCAGATTGGTCAAGGTCTTTTCGTCCAGTTGCAGCGCCTCGACAATAAGCTGCACCGTTTCTTGTCGGCCAACCATGCGCCCGACCTCGAACATATCCGTCGCGCCCGTCTTGTCCGATGCGACCGGCGGCTTGCCGTACCGGCTGAACCGCTTCAGATGCGCCAGAATGATCTGGCCGTCCTCGGACAACTTGTTGGTTTTGCCATCGATCAGCGCCCGCTTGTAGGCGCGCGAGCGGAACATCACTCGAGCGATTCTCGAGCGCATCACAGAGATCATGCTCGGCATCAGCGATTCCTCAACCAAGTCAGATATTCAGCGCCTTCCTCTGGCTCCCACCAGACCTTGACCATATCGGGATGGTTGTCAGGCAGCAGGGGGTTAATCGTCGTGAGGCCGCAGGGCGAGAGCGCGTTATCGCGGAACCCTCGCTCCTTGGCATATCGGTCATATACCTTGTAACTGGCGACTTTCATTAGGTGCATCGTGATGCCCGAAATCGGGTCTTTCAGCACCGAGTAGGCGCTTTCGTGCTTATGGCCTGCGACGTAGATGTGATCGCGTGTTCCGAGCATGGCGGCCTTCATCGGGCCGTGAGCTGGATTCCAAATTGACGATCCTGCGTGGTCGTGGCGGGCGTTCACACGCACCTCGCGCCCGTTCGGAAACTTCAGCGCTATGCGGGCCTCTGATGACTTGTACAACGTGCTTTGCTGTTTTGCGATCCACTTGATGGGGTCTCCAGATCCAGACCACATATCGTGATTGCCGCCGATCATATACAGCCATTGGCAGCGATCGATGAACCATTCGGCTAGTCGCCAAGCCTGCGATGCAGACGTCGCCTGCTCGCCGTAAAGCCTTGCTAGACGGCCCACCCAGTTGTTCGTGGTGTCGCCCACATTGCAAGCGAACAGGCCTTCGGTGCGATTGCAGAGATCCGTGTGACGCTCGAGCGCCTCGATGTCGGTGCCGTCGTCGTCAACGTGCGGATCGCCGAAATGCAGCAGGCCGATCGGGCCGCCGATCTTGATGCGAATCGGGATGAGCTTCGACGCTTCTTCGTGTTCGCGCTTGTGAGCAAACTTGCGCTTGCGCTGCTCAATCAGTTCGTCGATGGATACGTCGTCGTCCGGCAGCGGCGTGAATTCAAATTCCTTCACGGCTTGCGTCTGGCGTCCGGGCTGGTATGTCGATGGCGGGATCGTCGCGCCTTTGCTTTTCATCCTCTTGAGGCGCAGCAGCAGGGTTCGCTCATTGAGCCCCAGCTCCGCGGCTGCTACCGCCCGTATCCCATTATGCTTGCGTAACGTCTCGAGTATCTGATCGTCCGTTGCCTTTGCGGCTACCACAGCATCACCTTTTGCGAGTTACTTTGATGCCGAGTTCCTTTCGGCGCTCTGTTGTCCGGACATCGTCCCTGACAGCAGTCCATTCCAAATGCCCGTCAATGAGCCTGTATTGTTCTTTGTGGGTGAGCGCGCAATCGCAGCACTCGGTGTAGGTGTATCCCTTTACGCGGTACCAGATTCCGTCGTACATCTGGACGACAGGTACATTCGCATCTCGTCTTGCCTTCGGGCCACCAGCCCGGGCAGAACCTTTCCGCCGCCTTTTGTCCACTTCATGAACTCCTGCGCAGCGCCCCAAAAATCACCGCGGTTATGTTTCATGCGCAACGAAGAGCGTTGCAGATTTCCAAGGCCCACGTTGAAAGAGAAGGAAACAAGACTGTCGAACTGGCCTTGACGATCAGCAGCAAGAGCGCAATATCGGGCCACGCCACGCTCAAATCGCGCAAGGTCTTTAGCAAGTAGATCGTCCACTTCAGCCATAGACCAAACACGGTCGTCCTCGGGTTTTAGCGGATAGTCCCGGCGCAGAGGAAAGTTGCCATTGTCTGCCGTTCTGACCACCGGCAACCGTGCCTGCTCCGGATACAGAACATGGCCGACTCCCACCGTCCACAACTTGGCGGGGCAAAGATACGGTCGCAGGCGTACTCCTTCGTGATGCTTGATCGCGGCGAGCGCCTGCTCGCTTATGTTCATTTCTTAAATGCTTGCGTCCCAAACCAAAATGCAATGATGCTCGAAAGAATCAACATTTCATCTTCGCTGAACACATTTTCCATAGCCAAGGCAAACGGGATGCCCGTGCTATATGCGTACCATACACCAGTTGCATTCAAAACAACAAGTTCCAGCACAAAGATATAAGTCACCACAGGTCTGACCGATGCGCGCAGATTGACGATCCATTGGCTGGCACCTTTGCCGATTTCCATGTCGTGGGCGTACAGGGACGAGCGCTCCTGCGCCTGCGTTTGCATGGCTACCTGCTCGGTCTTGATCTCCTCGATACGTTCTTGCGACTGGAACCCTCGAGCCGCCATCTCAAGCTCTTTCTCCTTCTGGAGAGCGAGGATAGAAAGCTCATGCTTTTTGTCCTGCTTGTCTTGGAAAAACTCAAGAATCTTCGGGAGGCCACCAGCCAAAAACGAAAGGAACGTCGAAAGCATTGTCATCATTTGGAAGCCCTCACCACATCGTCGCCCTTGGTTACGGTCACATGATCGCCTTCAACGTCGACACGCATCGGCATCTCTTTGCGATCAAGCTTGTCGAGCTTGGCAATCAGTTCCTTAATCACCGCAAACTCCGGCTTCTCTTCCTTTTCCGTAGCCCCGGCAATGCCATTGAGCATGGAGATCAGAGCGGTCAAAGAGGCACCGAGCAAGCCCATCACAGCGGCAATCTTGTCGCTATCCAGCACAAGGCTGGAGGCGACACCAATCACGACAATGACGGTTATGTATTTGAGGCCATCCTTACCAATGGCCTTGCCAGCTACGTCCTTGGCTGATGACTGCGCCTCAAGACGTTGTAGTTCTGCCTTGGCTTGCTCGCGTAACAACTCTATTTCTTCGCTCATTTGTCGGCCTTTTTGTTCAGCAGGTCGAATAGGGTCTTCATCTTGTCCTCAAGGACAGCGACGCGCAGATCCAGCTTTGACAGCACAATGATCAGCGTGATCATCGCAAGGATGACCGGCCATGCTCGAGTAAAGATCTCGAACAGCTCCATGCTACTTGTCTGCTTTAGTGGTCGAGAGCTGGTTGATTAGATTGAAAATGTCGTCGAGGGTTCGGCGAATGTGCTGCACATCGTCCCGGTAGTCAGCCTTGGTAACGTACATATGCGGCAAATTGCGCACATCCCGGTCGAGCTTCTCGATTGAGCGGGTTAGGCTATTTAGAATCCAGCCGATCATAAAGCCAGACGCGCCGACCAGAATGTTGAACATCATCTGCGCATCCATCGTCAAACTCCCGGGATAGCTCTACGCGGGGCCGATGCCGCGATCTGTTCGGCCTTGGCAAATCGTTCAGCGGCCTGCCCAGCGATCGGAGCGGCAGCCAGCAGAGACTGGGCTTCAGCGGCTTGCGCCTCGGCAGCATCCATGCCCTCAAGCTCCTCATCGGTGCGCAGCGCCTTGGCAGGTACCCCATTGGCCTCTGCAATCAGCTTGATCGCCTCATCGGCATTGATGCGACGCAGCACCGACATATCGCCAGAGACTTGCGCGACCGGCAGCATCGCTTCAATCGTGCGCAGGATGCCCGCGGCCTCTTCGGTTTTCATCAGTCGAGCCAGCGGCCCCTGATATTTCGGGTAGATCTCGCCACCGGATGACAGGTAATCGAGCAGGACAGGCGGCGGTTCTGGCAGAGCAAAGCTCGCCGATAGCAGATCGAGCTCGCGGTCGATGATCGGCCCCAAAAACTCCGACTGCTGGCGACCCATTGTCGGCCCAAGCAGAGCGCCCTTTTCCTGCGCGCGCTGGAGAACCTCGGTCGCCGTCATCGTGCGCGGGCTCTCAACGAGGATCTGGAACAACGTCACCAAGAACGAGTCGTTCACAGCCCGGCGCTTCTGGTCGGCCATCTCAATGCCGATCGGCAGGTTGCCGCCCGTCATCAGAGGCTGCACCAGCGGCGTACCGTCGTCGCGGAGGTACCCGTAGTTCAACGCATTGGGGCGCACAGAGAAGGCATTCAAAGCCCCCTCTTCCGTCAGGATGAGCGGCGGATCGACCATGCGGTGCGCCATACGGAGCATGGTCTTTTCCATCTCTTGCAGGGACTTGATGTCGGCCAGAGCCTCCATCGCAGGAGATCGCCCATAAATCTCACGCGGGCCGGTAACGTACCGACCAACCGCATACGGCATCGAGCGGTAGCCGCTATCCTCGAGCAACACCTGCCCCTCTCGAGAGACGTAGCGCGACAGATAGCGCATCCCGTCTTGACCGGCCATGCCTTCCTTGTAATCCGTGTTTGGGCGAACGCAATGCACGAACTCAAACATCGTGTTCGGCGCGCTCTTGGCCTGCCCAACGATTCCACGCGGTAGCTTGTCGGCCCAACCCGGAATCTGGATTGCCTGCCGAGCAGACAACTGGAACGAGCGATAAACGGTATCAACGCGTCCGGTGTGGTCGAGATCGATGACCAGCTCGGACAGCGCGACGGCTCTGTAACGCAGCGTAACACCCGGGATCTCATCGACGAACAATGCCGACGTACCGAATGCGCCGAGGCTCATGTAGCACTCAAAAGCCTGCGAGGCGAAGTTAGCCGATGGGGCATACCGCTGGCGAAACATGATGTCTCGCACGGCATCGCACCAGCGCTGCACCGCTACGTCGTCGTCGAGCTCGGGGATGCCAGTACGCAGGCCGTGCCAAAGCTGGGTCGCAGGCGTCAGCATCGAATCCATCGCAGCAGCAAATCGCGGCAGAGCGCGCTGGGCAGTCGAGTCGAAGATCTTCTCTGATCGCTTCTCGCCCGGTGTACGCCAACCCGTCATCTCGGCCATCGTCGGCCAGACTCGCTCGGCTACTTCCTGCCAATGGTTCTCCCAAGTTCCACGCGCGCCTTTCAGACGATCGTAGCCCTCGAGGACTTCAGCTGCGCGTGAATCGGCCATCTTTACTTACTCCAAGGCAACTGCACAAACGAGACCGGCTCTGGCTGGTTAGCCAGTTGCGCTTGTGCCTTGGCCTCGTATTCGTCCGCAGCAGCGCCGAGAGCTTGCTTTACCCACTCCACAGCCTGCTCGTGAGCCACCGAGTCAAACGCCACAAAGGCGGCAGCATCTGGCGGCAGCAAGTCTACCTCGCCGAACATATAGCTGTGTTTAGCGCCATCAGACGCCAACACATCAAACGTACAGCGAACGATCACATCGTTCAAGCCGCCGACGTTAGACGTCCCTACTGAAGTGACTTTCCAAATGACCATAGTTACTCCTTCGGAACCACAACCCAGTTACCGGCTGCCTCGTCCCACGAATACATTTGACCATCGCTTGGCATCGGCACCGGAGCCTGCCAGTTGCAGTCAGCGTCCAGCGTCCATGACGGGAACGG